CAAATGGATTCTCATGTTCTTGAAGAAAGGTTTTTGTAAATGAAGGAGTTCCTTTTGCAGTGTGTGCGTACTTTAAATTCAGCTTATCAAATATTTTTGCAATATTTCTGGCTGCCCATATTTCAGGCTCTATTCCTGTTTTCTTTTTTACTTCTAGCAATAACGATTCTTCTTGTTCGATTAGTTCTTGTTGGAGTATATGAGCGCCTTCGACATCCACACGAACGCCTTTAAATTTCATATCCATTAAACATGGAAACAAATCAGTTTCTAGTTTTAGAATTTTATGTAAGTTTTGCTTTTCAATATGTTTTGTAAGTTCATGATATAAATCAATTGTAATCGCAGCATCTTGTTCTGCATATCGTCCCACATACATTGCAGGGAGTTTATACATTTCTGATTTAGGATCGATGCCGGCATTTTCTGCAGCCTCATTTAATAATGTTTCATCTTTTGTAACACGTAAATAATCCCAGGTAGCGCTGTTTAGTGAGTACCAGAATCTATTCTCATCAATCAAAGATAACATCACCATGGTATCAACAATCTTTCCTTTGATGGGTATACCAACTGATCTCAGCCACGATACATCATACATTGCATTGTGAAAAATTTTTGTATTATCTGCAGCGCATATTTCTTTAACGTAGTCTAGGACAATTTTTTTATCTAAATTACCTGCGCGATGCGCAATTGGATAATAACCAGACCATTTAAACCCGTCTTCATTCACCGCAAGTGCAATACCAATAATCTCACCATTTTGTCTAACAGCGCCTGATCCTTTTGATTTTAAATCGGGATCTCTTGTTTCCAAATCAATGGCAACATATTTAAACTTAGATAAGTCCGGATAATTATCCGGTGCATTCCATTCGATCGGTGTTTCAAAAAAAGACATACTTATTAACTTTCGTTAGACTTTGTAATATAAAAATTAATTATCAAAGTCAAATTTTAATTGGTCCTTGTCTTCTTCTTTGTCTTCTTTTTTCTTACCAAAGATTTCATCAAAGTTTTTCTTAAACTCTTCGGTAGGTATTCTGGATTTACCATCCCATTTTTTACCTGGTTCGCTCATACCAACTTACGTCTCTCCCTTCTTTTTTACACCAGTCGTAATGACCTTTGAGTGTTTCTTTTTTTATTTTTTCTTTTGCGTGCTTAGAACTAAATCCTAGTTTAGGTCCTGGTTTTCTTTTGCTCATGATGCAACAATTACCGATAATGCGATGATAGTTAATGCAACTCCAACATAAACTAAAAATGAAAACTCTTCATCAAACTTCATGGTCCCATTCCTTTCTCAACCTATCAATTTCTAAATCACAATAGTGTTTGATTTTATTTAAATCTTCTATCTTATTTTTCTTCAAATATCTCACAACATATTTAATCACGTTGCCTTGAAAAAAATTAAGATTGTTACCCATAATAAAATCAAAAGGTTGTATTTTTATTTTATAATGATCTCCACCTTCTTGTCTGTCTTTTGCATTTTTCGGATAAAATACTTTATCAAATAAAGATTTATCTGTCATTGTATGTTTTCTCCTGGTTTATAAATGTATTTGGAGCCTTGATTCATATAATATAATTTTTTCTTGGCTCTGGTTATACCTACAAACCATACACGATGCTCCGTATCTTCTATTTCACTGGTTTTACATGCTTGAGTGTAAGGTTTCCAACTCATGTCTGTAAATAAAATAACATTGTCGGCCTCCTTACCTTTTGCTTTATGGATTGTAGATACTGTAATTTTAGGATCTTCATAAAGATCCACACCTTTATCTAAAAGGCCTTGAATATGTTCTTTCTGTGTTTCCGTATAATCTAGTTTTGTCCAATGACCTTCGATTAATAAACCATGATGTTCTTTTAATTCGTCTAAAGTAACTGTAAATAATTTACTAACAGTTTTACCACTTGCAAAACCATGTTCTACTTGTCCGTTTTTAACGGTACAAAATTCATATAATATAGCTGCCTCATCTCCACTCACACTCGCACCTTTATTTAATCGATCCCAAATTCTCCATGCTGCAATAACTTGTCTAGTAATTATTTCTGCTCTTGGGCAAAAAAAGTAATAGTTATTTGATTCAAGATAGCGTATAATTTCGTCCTGTTGATCATTTACTCTAGTTAATATCATCCAATTTTCTTCATCAAAATTAATTTCATCTAGTTCCATATCTTCTATGACTTCACCTGGATCACCTGATCTCGGTAGCCATTCTTTTGTTAATCTATTTTCAATGTTGTCTAGAACAGAAACAGCTTCTGCATGTATTTTAGATGGAACCCTGTTTGAATTTATTTGAGCATCTATATCTCCGGATAAATTTATAAACTCTTTAGGTGAAGCTGCTGTAAACGAAAATATCGTTTGATCGTCATCCCCTGCAACGTAAGATCTCTGACATGTTTCTTCTATTTGAAAAAACATTCTCCATTGCAGAGGATTCAGATCTTGAGCTTCATCTAAGAAGACTGCATCAAGGGACAGTGTGCAACCTTCATCAATGAACTTTTTTATCATATCTGAAAACTCGTACATACCGGTATCGGCTTTGTAATCTTCAATATCTTGAAATAGCTGTTCTGCTGTGTGGACATTTATTTCGTCTTGTAAACCCATTTCAAAAGCATTGTCGTATATGTCTTTATAATCTTGCATTTTATTTTTAGTATATTGAACAACTTTTAATTCATCGGATTTAAAAGTAACTATAGAATTTTCATTGTCTGTAGTGTTAGTAAAATCTATATCACCATGACTTTTAGCAATTTTAAATTCGTCCCAACGTTTACCTGTCAGTAATTTATTTGAATCTAAATTTAATGTTCGCTTACCTAGTGAATGTAAAGTTAGTATTTGTATTTCATTACCAGGAAATAATTTATTAATTCTTTGCCTAGCTTCATTCACAGCAGCATTACTAAAACCCACATAAAGTATTTTTTCATGCGGAGTTTTTTTATTATTAATTTCATCGTTTAGATAGTGGTGAACTAATCTATGTGTTTTACCTGTACCTGGAGGTCCTGGAATCTTTACACGTTTCATTGTTCACCACCTTCTGCTACTTGAAAGGAAGATTTTTTCTTTCGCTCGCTTCTCACAATTGGTCTCATAATCTCCTGTTCTGCAATTTCTATAACTCTTGTAGTCTTGCCATCAATCTTAGGAGACTTCTCATCACCATTGTATAAGTCGATAAAGAATTTCTGTGTTTTAATACTTGTCATCTTTCTAGTATCCCATCCATTTCTATTTAAGAATGTCCAAAAGTCTGACCATTTAAATATAGTAGATCCATTTTCTGTAAACGGTTTACCTTTTCTAACATGTGAAATATCTTTTCCTGGTGCGCGCATTGCAAATCTTTCAAATAAATCTTTCATCTGTACATCTAGTTTAGAAGATTCCGGTGCAGGAGAATATGAAATATCTTGAAATAGTTTCTTTAATAACTTTCTCCACATCGGCTTACTGACCGGGTCCATAATCTTTTGAGTCTGGTTCATGCATGCCATACCAAACTTATCTGGATTCCAAAGTGTCTCGTCATCACATTCAACTTCATCACCATCAATGGATACAATATAAATAGGTGGATCTGATTCATACTTTTCAACAGATGCTGGTGCTATGCCAGGTAAGTCTCCATCACCTACACCATACTTCACCATCGCACATGCCATTGGATCACAATGACTATGCATCGGTTCTTGTTTACATTTGTATTTGTAATCTTCTTTTTCAACTGAATCCGTGCATGTTAAAACTTCATTTTCACTCAATGGCGGATCGAAGTATTTTTCATTGTAGAATAACATTTTACCTTTCCAGTTTTTCTCGAATCTTTTTTTAAGATACACACCTAAATGAAACAGCGTATCATTTCTACCACCTGTACCAACCTTCATACTTAACAAAGTTTTAAGACACGGAGGCATGCCTTCAAAATCATTGTTTGATTCTTTTTTTGTAGTTTTAACTTTTATTTCAAACTCTTCTAATTGTGGTTTTGTCATTGCTCTGAATTCATAGGTCTTAAAAAATTCTTCTAATGACATCGCTTCTGTATTTTGATTGAAAGCATATCTTGTAGTTCTTGAACCACCAAAGTATGGTAGATTTAAATAACTACCCACACTTTTGTCCGAACG